ATTGTAGCAGCATCAAGTTGAGCAATTTGAGTCTGAGTCTGGGTCTGTCCAGCAGTGATCTGAGCGTTTTGTGCCGTAATCGCATCTTCCAACGCTTTTTGATATGTCTCTCCCTGCTTGGTCAGTTGATCAACCAAAGACTTGCCTTGATCGGTCAATTGAGATTCAAGTTTTTCAATTTGTTCTGCTGTTTTTATTTGACGCTGCAAGTCACCAGTCTGATACTGCTGAACAATCGTCTCAGGAGTTCTGCCAATGAGCGCCAACAAATCTGTGTTCGACTGACCAACACTGCTTGCAATGTCAGTGACGGCCTTTTCTATGGCCGCCGCCTCATCCATTCCAGCAATCTTGTTGTTCTCAATATTCTTTAGAATTTCAGCTTCAACAAAATTTGGCTCTTCAAATATCTTGACGGCAGTGTCAGCTCTTCCCTGAAGAAGAGCTTGATCGTATTGACCGGCCAAAAAGTTGATCTGCTCTTGCGTTGGGTTCTCAATCCCCGCTTGCACCAGTGATTCTTTGGCTTCTTCTCTATTGACGGCCTTTGCATCTGCGTAGTCAGACACGGCGCTTGCAATTTCTGTTGGAATTGCTGTTGCGTTTTGACTGATCAGATTGTCAATTTCTTCAGGATTTGCTTTATAACCCTGAGACTCCAACTGCTCGGCAATTTCTTGACGAACATCTGTGCCCGTCAATGTCTTGTTGGTGATCAGACTTGCGTCAACAGGAGTAAATCCGTTTGCTTGAAGGATGACTGACAGATTATCGAATGCCTGTTTGACATCACTTCCCTCAAGAATTTGAGGAGCCGCTTGGTTTGCAATGGAGCCTGAGAACTCAGCAGGTACGCCAGAGTTCTCTAGAGATGTTTTTATTGCGCTTTGCGTCGCATCCAAGGCGATCAAATTCTGCAATTGATAGACTTCACTTGCGCTCAAGTTCGCATTCAAAAGCGCCGTTGAGAGCTTTTCAACAGCATCGGGAATGTTGTAGCTCTCTACTTTGTTTCCGCTTTGCGTTTGAGTTTTTACGTCATCAATCGCCTTTTGAAAGTTTGTTTTTGCCTCGTCTATTTGTGCATCTGTAAGGCCAGCATCCTTGGCAATAGCAATTGCTGTGCTTGGGCTGCCAGTGGTTGAAACTTGCACAAGACCAGTAATAACCCCGCTACCAATAAGCGCCTGAACCGCCGTCGCTCCAACGTCTTTGTCCCAAGCATTGCCTGCTGCAATATTGCCGATGACTTTGCCTGAAACTTCTTCCGCAAGCTCGGAAGACATTTCACCTTTAAGAGCAGTCGAAAGACTGTTTTTTGCAATTGCTTGAGCAGCGATGGCGCTTTCGTTGGAAAGTGCGCCAGGAATGAATTTGTTAGCAACAACAGAAGTCAAAGCAGCGCCAGCCCAGGCAGCCCTTGCTGAATTGATGGCTTCTTCTGGTGGCTTGCCGTTCTTGATTGCGTCTTTGTATGCCTCATCGGCCACGCTTGCTCCTTGAGCAGCAGCCATCGTTCCAATTGCTGCGGCCTGCTGAGTGCTTAGGCCCGCCCCCAACGCTCTGGCCGTTGCCATAGCGCCGCCGCCAAGAAACAAATTTGCGCCTTGCTGTGCAATGAATTCTGCCGTTTGCAGAGGGTTCAATCCAAATTGCTTTCCTGCCTCTACAGCTTGAGCAAAAATTCCCTCGTTCCCAGCCTTTGCAATAGCTGAGTTCATCAAAGCTCTGTTGTTTAGAAATTCCTTGTTTTGATACCCATCAATGACGGCCTTCATTTCGGCTGCCGTTTTTGTGGCCCAGTTGTTCATATCAACCAAACCAGTCAACCCGCCCAAAACACCAACTTGATTGAGAAGTTCCCAGCCGCCTTTATTGATGCCAGAAGTTACATATTTGAAAGCGTCAAATGTCTTTCCAAACGACTCTTTGAGAGAAGCAGCCAGTCTTTCTGCTGTTGACCCAGATGCGTCAGGGTTGATATTTTTTACTTCGCCGCTGATAAGTTTTCCATTCGAGTCCCAAACTCGATTGTCTTGAACAATATTTCCGGTGCTTTTGTCGTAAAAAACATCGTTAACAATGCCGGGATTCCCAGTTCTTGTGTACGCACCCTCTCCCGTGTAGGCTGGCATCAGGTCAATGCGCTTTTGATCTGCAACTGCCTGTTCTTTCTCGTTGTTGGTGCTGAATGTTTTCGTCTCTCCCGTGACTGGATTTCTCCACTCAAAGTTCTTTCCTGCCCCGAGATCAGCCCTAGCGGCCTTGTACGCCTCGCCAAAGTTGGCAAAGAAGTCATACGGGTTTTGCGTTGGCGCCGCCGTGTTCAACTTGTACTCAGAGCCACCAAAGCTGAAGTTGGAATAGCCCAGCGACTTGGCAAGCGCAGCAGCCTCTTGCACCGAGTCGGCGCGAGAGTTGGAGATGTTGAGATTGTCAGACTTATTGAATGCCTCACCAAACCCAACATTCGGCGTTGCGGGGTTGAAATCCCAAGACTTCATGATGTCGGCAACACGCTCAGGGGTAGCCGGGACGCCGCGGTCTTGCAGCATCTGGACAATCTTGTCTTCTTCAGTCTTGCCGCTGATGAATTCCTGATACTTCTGCGGAGAAGTGATTTCGTAGCCAGCAGCAGCCTGCTTCTCGCCCAGGCTGCTCCAACCTTCTTGGACAGCCCTGTATTCGTTTATGTTGTTGCCAAAACGGGTTTGGGTTTCGTAGTCAGGAAAGCCCGCGGCCTTTGCGGCATCTTGATTCTTGACCTCAACAACATGAGTGTTCCAAACAGTTGGGTTCCTGAATCCAGCGTCTTCTGCCTGCTGTTTCTCGGCGTAGTCTGTCCAGCCTTCTTTTTTGGCGTAAAAATCATTAGAAGTTTGACCGCCAGCAGATTGATAATCTTGGTAGTTTATAAATCCATTGTTGACGGCGGTTTGTTGATTGTTAACGTATGTATTCCATTGGCTCGGATTGCTATATCCGTTTGCTTGAGCATTTAATTGCTGTGCGTAATCCTGCCAGCCTTGCTGCTTGGCATAAAAGTCGTTCGGAGAAATATTTCCAGCAGCCGTATAGTCTGCGTAATTCCTGAATCCGACCTCTTTTGCAAACTGCTCGTTGTTGTTGTCTGCAACAAGTTTGCTGACCGTTCCAAGAATATCGCCGCTTGCTGCAAAACTTTTTAGTTGATCTTCTGTTGGATCAACACCAAATTCTGCTCTGTATTGATCACGCGCAGAAACAAAATTGTTGATTTGTGTTTGAACAAGAGCGGCATTACTTGTTTCTACTTCGTTGAATTCAGCTACTGATTTTTCAAGATTGTTTTTTGCCTCTACGAGTTTTTCACCAAGAGGCTCAACTTGACTTTTTAAACTATCAAGCTCATTTTTGATAGGCTGAATAGACCCAACGACAGTTTCCGTGTACGGAACCTGAACTTCTACCGGAACCGTAATCGTGCCGGCGTCATAATGAGATTCTGTCCGGGATTGTGTTTCAGTTTTATATTTCGTAACCTCTCCACCAAGTATTTGCGTTTGTAAATTTTTAAAGTCGGTAGCCTCTCTCTCAATCCGACCGTTGAGGGCCATTGCTTGATCATAAATTGCCTGTTTTTCGGTCGTTACATTGGCGCCAGCTCTTTGCCACTGATATCCACCAGGAATTTCCCATGTAATATATTGTCCATCATCATTATATCCGCTTGCCTGTCTGGCTGGAACCCAAACCTGTTTTGCGTAAAAATCCCCTTCATAATTTCCATCCCCGTCATATCCACCTCCGATCAAGGTATAACCTTGACTCGTCATATGTGAATCATAATTATTATATTTGTTTGCTAAATCATCGTACTGACTTGCCAGGGTTTCAATTTGAGAGTATTTGTCTTGCAGCGGCTTTATTTGTTGGTTGTACTGAGCAGCCAGAGATTCCTGTTTTGCAAGGTTATTTTGATAATCTGCCTCGCTTGCTCTAAACTGTTGATCTGCTGAACTGAGTTTTGAGCTTGTATCCCTTATTTGTCTTCCAACCAATTCTCCTGCTGTGCTTACAAAAGAATTTAAAACAGAAAGACCGATGGCATCTGGATTACCACCAGAGGCGATTGTTGCCCCAATCGCTGATTTGACAGCCCTTTGCAGCGCGGCCTCTGCGTTGTTTGTAGGATTTGAAAGAGCGGGGACATCTCTTACTAATCTTTCTACGCCGAGGCCAATTCCTGCCGACATTCCAGCAGTCAAACCACCCTTCAAAAGCGCATTAATAGGGTCTTTGCCAGATAGCAAAGCAGATGTTCCTGAAGTAATGGCTCCAGCAGATGCGCTGCCAATGATTTGCCCCATTGCCTTAGCAATTGACGCCTCTGTGCCACTTGCAATCGCAGAAGAACTGACCGATTGTGCTACCGATTGAGCTATCGATGATCCAGCATATGATGTGATGCCGCCAATCACAGCGGATTTCAAAACATCGCTTGCTTTGCCGCCTTGTACTGCCGTCGCAGCCGCAGAAAACGCTCCAGCACCTATAGCTGCCGCAGCAGCAGAACTGATAGTACCGGCAGCCAAAGACGCCGCAACCCCGCCAGTTGCAACAGAAAGCCCAGCAATTCCAGCCAACCCCGCACCAATCGCTGTAAAAGCGCCTGATGCACCTAATGCAACCGCAATAAATGGTATTGCTGGCATTTACAACTCCACCACAAAGACGTTGAGCTTTTTGCCCTCTACTTCAGCCTTGTATTGCTTGATGTCAAGGTTAACCATCTTTGCAAGTTTTTTGAACTTTTCATCTTCAGAATATGTGTAGGCTGTGGTGACGCCAATATTCTTTAAATACTTGGAGAGATTGACGAAATCTTTTGCCAAATCCCTTGGCTGTTTTTCTTCTCCGATGGTGTGGACTTCAACCACACCCTTTCCACGAACCATGACGAGAAACAATACGTTGCCAAGATGGACGAGCTTCGCGCCCTCATCTTGCAAAATTCTGGCAAGCCCGTTCAGCATGGCCTGGGCCTGCTCTTCTGTTTTTGTGGCTTTACGAAAGTAGTTGGTCGCTATCTTGACGACAGCATCTTGATCAACTGCGTAGTCTTGTTGCATATCAAACCCGTTGATTTACTGCATTGACCAAAGATTGTGCCCACAATTGCCAGTCATCGAACAGTGCTGGATTGGGGATGGCTTCATTGGTGAAGATGTCAATCGCCAAAAGTCCTTGGCCCCAAAGTTTCCAATCTGTCCTCTCGTTTGGAATCTCAAGCTGCTGCGCTGCATAAGCCTCAACCATAAGGCTGGCCCAAGAATCAAACGTATGCCCTCGCGGATCATAGACCAGAGCAAGGGTCATTAGAAGCCCCTGACATCGCCAAAATCAGCACTGATGATCACGCGGCCCATCTGGTAGTCACCGTCCTGAACATTGCTCCTGAAAATCAATCGCAGTTCCCTGCGCTGCTCTCTCATGTCAATCTTCCCCGTTCCGGACAGGAAATTGTAGGGCTGGCTCGTTACATCCTCTTTTTGTGCATACGGTCGTCCAGTCACATAGACTTCCATCTCGCCCGATTGCAGAAAATCGGGTTCAATCCTCTCAACCCGCACCCAATTGTTTTGACCGACCATAGCAGACTCGCTTGGGCCTCCAGCCACCCAACCAAGATCAGATGTCTCAAAATATGATTCAACTGCATTTTGGTTTTGCCCTTTCACTTCGTCGGTTCCGTATTCGTGCTGCCATAGGCTGATCAAGCCAGCAGGCGTCTCAAACGTAACCGTCTGCGTTGTTGTGGCCGTTGCGTTGGCGGTCATGGTGATGACCTGAGTCCAGATGGTGTCAATCTCAATGCTGAACCCAGCACCGCCACCGCCGCCAAGATCAGCATCATCGGCGCTCAAAACATCTCCCACTTGATACGTTGCGCCTGGGTTGACGATGGTCACCACAGTGATAGCACCGCCCGATACAGTGATATCGGCAGTCGCGCCAAACCCATTGCCTCCGGTCAACGGAACATCGGTGTACGACCCGTTTGTGTAGCCAGAACCGCCGACGAGGTTGGTCAGCGCATCAATACCGCTCGATGTGAGCGTTGCTATCTTTGTCCCCGTAGGGATGTTGGTTGCCGTGATCGTCTGATTTGGATCAAGGCCGATGATTTGGGTGGCCGAAAACAAATATGGAGACCCAGACACCAGATCAAACGATCCTGAATAGACGGTTTGAGCGACTGTTTCGTCCCATCCAGACATGATGGGGTAGCTGATCACCTGAGAGAAATAACCAGCCGACCTGCTGGCGCCCAGGGCTTGACCAGCGTCATACCAAGTGTTCTCTCGGGTGTTGAAGATGATGGCATCGTTGCACTCCGTAGAATCTCCACGGGGATAGAACCACCAGACCTCGCCGTACCGAGGAACCTTGGTTGCCCACACTTTTTGACGCTGAGAATAGTTCAGGTTGTCAAAAAAGTAGTTCTGGTTCATGTTGTTCGGTATTTCCTTGACAACGCCGTTGTACATCAGGAAACGATCCGTACCGCACCAGTAATAGATGCCGTCATATTCAATGACCGACTGGCTGGAGAGGATGGACGATTGGCTCGAAATCAGGTCATAGCGCCAGTATTGAGGGGGCGATCCAGTACCACCGATGAAAGAGACACGGATAAGGCTGTCCAGGCTCCAGAACAGCCCAGAAGGTGCGTTTGAGCCACCTCGAACCGGCAGACCCTTGACGATCTTTCCGCTGGCTACGTTGGTCTCGTTTGCGTCGGCAGAAACCCAGTCCTGAGCATTTCCAGCCGAGCAGTTCTTGATCAACCCATTGTTGCCATAAACAAAGATGTACGGGTGCATCACCACCACACCACCAGAGACGCTGACGTTGTTGTTGAACGTGGCAACCACCGTGCTGGCCGGTACGGCGTTGGACAAGACAATAGATGTCCCAGAAACGCTCACAACCGTGGTGTTGGCAGGTATGCCAGAGCCGGTGACCGTCTGACCCGCCCCGATCAGCAAATTGGCCGTGGCCGTCGTCACCGTTGTAGTCCCGGTGGCCGTGATCGTGTCAGTGAAGACGCCGATCTGGCTCATGGTCGTACCGCTGATGTCTCCTATCAGAACAGGAGAATTTGCTGATGCATCAATCTGAGCGATGTTCCTGCCAGGGTGAGCTACAAGCGATGCAATTCCTGCCCCAGATACATCATAGAACCCGTCAAACTGCCACAGGTTCAAGGGGCTGGCAGTAAAGTTTGAAAGCGTGAAACTCGCAACACCAGCGCCAACGCCATTGTTGTCAATCTCAAGCCTTTGTAGACCGTCAGAATAGCCGCTAAAAACGCTGTTGAAGCCGTTTTTGGGGTCAATCCAGATGCCCCTCGAAGGGCCATTCAGTTGGCCGGAAATCTCTCTGTAGCCACCGATTTTTCTAGGCCGCCCACGCTGGAAACGCACCCAGCGGCCATCGTTGTAGAACAGCTTGTCAAAAACTGTTCCATCACGCTGAATGCCGGGTTTTGTGTCAAGGGCAAAGACCTTTTCTGTCATGGGAACACCCCACCGGATACGCCGCCTGTGAAGTTTCCGCTTCCATTGATTTCAAGTCCAGTTGCGTTCAAAATAAATCTATTGACGCCAAGAATTGAAATATCAAACTGTCCGGCAGCGCCTCGATATATACCAGTTGTTGGCTCGCTTCCAAAGTTAAGTGCCGGGGCACCAACAGTGCCATCGATCAAACTGATAGATGAAGAGCCAGCCAAAATGGTATTGGCGTTAAAAATATTTACGGAATCGCAAACCAAAGTAGCTTGCTGACCAGCGGGAATTATTGCGACAGAAGCGCCGGACACTGCCGTTCTGATCGTGACGGTGTAGTTGTTAACCGTTCCATCAGTCGAGTTCTGAATGTAATAAACCTGAATCGTCTCTGGAACGACGATGACCACATTTCCGCTCAAAGTGCCAGTGAACTTCATGATCACATTGGACGCTTCATTCGAGGTCAATGTATACGTTCCGTTGGTGACGGGGTAAGTCAACTGCGTGAAGTTGAACTGCGTTGCCCGCCCAAGGCCAACAGAGTAGTATGCAGACCCAGAGCAAACGATGATGCACGAATCACCAGCTTGCAAGCCCACAGTTGTAGAGCCGTTGAAAAGGTCTCCACCAGTCGTCGAAACAGTCAGCGTTCCGTTGCCAGAGTTTCTCAGCAACATAAACCAGTTGTTGCCAAGAGATGAAGAAGAGGGAAGCGTAAACGTACCTGCGCCACCAACCCACACATAGGACTGTGCGCGGAAAGCATCTGTGGCCGTTGTGTTGGACGCAAAGGTTGTGACCGGATGGCTTGCATTGAGCGTGTTGCTCAGGGCCAGAAGACCGTATCCAGCAAGGGTCGCCGCATCGACGTTGGATGTCCCCACGCCGAACGCAATGACCCCCCAAGAGCCAGACGCATTTGGGTTGTCTTCAATGTAGATGTACCGAGCTTGGCTTGGCGCCACCGTAACGATGGCCGCTTGATCGTTGAACGTCCTGACATCAAACGAGTTTGCTCCGACGTTGCGAATCAGCGCATCCTGGCCGACAGACGCCTGATTTGCGGGGGGCATCCACAACTCAAGACCCGGAGCCGTCGCTGTGACCTCCATGATCCTGGCCGTGTAGTCTCCGTCAACATTTCCGTTGATGGGCCATGCCAACTGAGTGTTAGCAGACAAAGTGATGGAGCGGAACGAAACATCCGTTGGCTGGATGACGTTTCCTGTAAATGGGCTGTTGTAACTCATGAATCCACCGCTATGGTTTGACGGTCAGCAATCCGCAGTTTGTCTTCAGCAGTCAGGATGTCCATCGCCTGCTGATACATTGACTGCCAAAGTTGAACCCGGTTATCGTTTTTGAGGAACGGCATCGCCTGCAAGAGTGAGCCGTACAGAAGCGCCTGGGGCGCATACTGGGTGAACCAGTTTGATTGATTGCTGGAGTCCAATGGTTGTGGCCGCTCGTAATACAGCACTTCGTAGGAATACGCCTCATCGGGCGTAGGCGCAATCAACCAGTGCGTGTAGTCGTAATCGCAATAGAAGATCGGTTTGTCCGTGTCCGTTGCGTCAGGCCAATATGAGCGCACATACTCATACTTTCGCAGCAGAATAGGCTCACGCCTTCCATCAACCACCACGTTCATGGAAACAGTTTTTCGCCATCTTGCTGGCTTTTCAATGATCGGCTGAGTTGCGACCATCGTGCTTTGAGCAACCATCAGATTGCCCAAAAACTTGATCTGGCTGGCGATGATTTGCTCTGCCAGCATGATGAAAGTCGGGATTTTTTCAAGAGTGGCAGTATCGGTTCGCTCAAGATATGACGAGATATCTGCGACCAAACTGTCATAAGTCATAACCGCTGCTGTCGCCATCACCACACCTTTTTCTTGATTGATTCAGGCTGCGAGACAAATTGCTTGCCCTTTCGCATCCCCTCTCTCTTGGCTCTCGTGGTTGCCGCGTATTCAGAAGGTGTCAACTTCTCTCGTGCCTTTTTGGGCAGATACCGCTCGCCGGTTGCCTCAGACCCTTGAGTGGACGGCTTTCCAGACTTCGTGCCCCAGTCCTCTTTCGTCCACTTTGCAAGCGAATTATCCGCTTTCTTTGGCCCTTTGTAACCACCCCCAGAAGACTTGTATTTCTGCGTGGCAAGCTGCGCTTTTCTGGCGCTCCATTGGCCTGGAGAGCCGCCTTTCCCGCTTGCTTTGACCTGGGAGACGATCCTGTCCCACTTTGCCGGGTCTGTTTTCTTTGCGGTACTCATGATAGGAAAAAAGCCCTTTCTTCCCTGCGCCGACGATCCAGCCCAGCAAACACTTTTCCACCTGCCTTGTTCCAAAGTAGGAGGGCGTCTGCCGCGGCTTCCCATTCCCCACGGTTAGCCTTGATCCGCACCGTGCTGCGCTGAAGATTTCCAAGCCCTACGTTGTATGCAAAAGAGACCAGAGCGTCAAAGCGGCCTTGATGCCCAACAACGCCGGGAACAAGACGAAGAACACCGCGTTCAAAAGATGCGATGTCAGCGTCGAATAGATCATCAGTTTCTTGCTTGGCCCAGACACGATTGTCCTCCGGTCGTAACGGCATTTCTTCACGGATCATCGGCACAGACTTGTCCACTCGGGCCATCGGCAGACGAATCTGCTCTTGGTACAGCACATGACCGTATCCTATAGTCCACATATGCGCCGGACACAGGTACGGGCGGTTTCTGTACCCCTCGTACTTGTGCATCATCGCAGCAGCGGCCTTGCTCAGTTTCACTTCTTGCTCCACTGACGAGAGCCAAACCAGAAACCGATGATCCCGCCAAGCATCGCCATCTCGTCGCTGGAGAAGATCAGGCTGCTGTACTTGACCACATCGTCGATGCTTGTGATCAGCGTCGGGTGGTTCCATAGGTACACCGCCATGAAGGCGTTGATCAGCACAAGCTCAATCACGAAGATGTAGGTCACTGTCGGGCGCACAGTACCGACGTAGGACGCCACCCACTTGTGGGCCTTCTCCAGCACCTGTTCGTCATGCTTGAGCGCGGCCTCAGTCATCTGCGCCTCGGTCTGCATCATGACCTGATCCGTGCGGATTTCCTCGATCTTCTGCTGGGCGGCATACCCCTGGGCGGCCAAAGCCAACTCCCGCTCGTTCTGGAGCCGCGCAAGGGCAAGCTCGTGCTTTTGGTCGCTCTTGTTCTGAAAGAACTCAAGCAGCTTGGGCAGGCCGCTGATCAGCAGGCCGCCGAGAGTCGAAATCAGTGAAAGCATTACCCACCCCTTTTAGTTAACATTGCGCTGGCAATCTCCAGCATGAATTTTGTTTGCTCCAAGTTTGCCGGCTGCGCTGCCCAGCCAACCGTAACCTGCCCTACAAAACGGTGCGAGTCTGGCGGGACGCTGACGCGACAAGTGTACGTCACGCCCTTCTCAAGATACCAAAGCCCCACCTCTGATTGAGCGTAGCGGTACTCCCCGCATGGAATCTCGTTGGTCATCAGCTTGACCACGTCGGCGTTGTTCGACGAGTTGTGCGTGAACAGGCCAACGTCGATGTCCTCAATTGTCTTGTCTCGCCCGTCTTTTGTATAGGCTCTGTAGAGCGTTCGAGAGTTGAACAGCGGGTTGACTTTGAAGACCGCCACCACCGTTGCACCAGTTTGCTTAAACAGCATGGTCGCCGCATCATCGGCACGCTCTGTTCGTATCTCCGGCAGCTTCTGTGACTCCTTGTAAGCATCACGGATGAAGTCCTGGCTTTCATACAGGGCGTAACCAGCAAACGCAAACACCGCCATCAGGATCACCGCAAACAGCTTGAACGGTGAGTCCACATACCCCAGAATTTTGTCGAGGGTTGTGTTGGCGTTGAGCTTCTCGGTCATATATGCCGCTGCCCCATCTCAACTATGAAGTAAACGGTCAGGCCGAGAACAAATACTGACGTAAGGACGGCAATCGTGATTAAGATGATGTCGTCGATCTCTGACTGCCTGCGATTTGCTTCTGCCTTGCGTTTACCTTCGGCGCGGGCAGCATCGGCCTCCATCTGCTTGGCCCTGGCCGTGATGCGCGTCCACACGTCCATCTTATTGCTCTGGAAAAAGAGCATTTTGACTTGCTCTTCAAACTCCCGCGCCTGCTCAAGAGCAAGCTCAAGCTCCAGCGCCTTGCCAAGTGCCGACCCCTTAAACCCGCCTGTCTTGGCCTTTTCAACTACCTCGATGGCCTGCGCCTTGGCGTCAAAATACTGACCCAGAACTGGCCCCAAAGACTGCACGTCCTGTACAGTCTTGACCGCCTTCTTGACGAGGTTTACCGCTGAAGATACCGCAGCAAGGGCGGTGATGGGATCAATCACTTTGTCATCCAGATCGCAGCAAAAATGGTTCCTGCCATTGACACAAGCATGATGCCAGCGGTCTTAATCATGATGGCCTCAATGCGCTTCAAACGTGCATTGATCTGCTCGTATCGAAGGGCACAGACTTCTTCGTGTGTCGAGAGTCGTGCTTGTGTTGCGTCAACGGTAGACATATTTTTGCCTTTCAAATGAACATTAAAAACATATTTCCTGGGGTAAAAATCCACCCGGCGTTGTTGCCGTTATTCACATTTCCGCTTGTGAACAAAGAGTTCCATGTGGCCCCACCTGTGGCGTTGCTGTCTTGGATCGCCAAATACTGCGCATTGACCGTACCGGACGATTTTGACAGAGTAAACTGCGACCCCGGAGTGGCGCTGTTGATGGTAACCAAGTTGCCTGCGGTTCCAGCCAGACTAAAGTTGGACACGGTTTGTGTCGTACCGGCAGTGAAGGTCACCGTAGATGGTTGCACGGTGTCGGTGATGTCGTTGAAGGTGTTGGAGCCGCTGATGGTCAACGCCCCTGCGCCGCCTTGGTTGAGGTTGTAATAGGTCAAGCCGCCGCCAGCAAACGTCTTTGCCGATGTGCTTGTCATGGATACGGTGGAGGTACTTGGATTAAGAGTTAGGCCCGTCGTGGTGGCTGTATTCCATGCTGTTGCGCCGCTGCCAGATATAGTCCAAGTACCACTACCCATATTCAAAGTACGAGTGTTGCTGTTACTTGAAGTAAAAAAGCCTGCCGTTACATTGAAGTTTGCAGCGGTAAATGTGCCCTCAGTGAGAGTGAGCGTGCTGGCAGACCCTAATGTCATTGCATCAGCAAGCGTTACGGTAATCCCAGAGCCGTTAATAGTGGCGTCGCCAAGCGTCTTACCGTTGCTTGTAACTGTTCCTGAATCACGGAACTGTAAATTTAGGGCTGTGTAGGTTCCACCAGAAGAAAGCGTCAAATTACCCGCAATACGCGGAGCAGCACTTGCGCTGGTGACAGTGCTCGCGTTGCCCACAAAACTAACGTTCTTAAACCACGAACCGCCTTGAATGGTTAAGGTAGCCCCGCCAGCGTTAACTGTTAGATTGCAAGCTCTTGATACGTTTCCTGAGCTGCCAGTGTTCCCAAAAATTACAGTTGCCGTAACTCCCATATTGCGAGTAAAGCCACCCGTACCAGTCTGAGAAAACCCAGAAACATCGTTCATGGATAAAATAGTCGTCGACGAAAAGGTGCTAGTAAGCGCAATATTACCAGAACCAAAAGTGATAGCGCGAGTATTGGTGTTATTGGAAATAAAAACAGCCGTGCTTAGAGTGAAGTTTGCAAGGTTAAGCGTACCGGCAGTCAACGTGGTGCTATTAACAGACCCAGACCCTGTCGTCATTGCATCAGCAAGCGTGAGCGTTCCTCCCGGAATATTTATCGTTGCGTTGGCGATGGTTCTACCATTACTTGTAATCGTGCCAGAAACAAGGAAAGTTGCGAGAAAAGATGTGTAAGTGCCACCCGACGCAAGAGTCAGATTTCCAGCAATGTTGACACTGTTCGAAACCGTGCAGGTGGAACCCGTGAAGATGAGGTTTTTAAAGTAACTGCCACTTGTAAATGTTAATGCACTTGCACCAGCATTTACTGTCAGGTTTGGAGCGTTTGATGTAGTACCGCCTGTGGTTCCAAAAACCATAGTTGCCGTAGCCGCCATGTTTCTGGTAAACCCGCCCGTGCCAGTAAATGTAAATCCTGTGGCTGTTGCCATACTCAACACAGTCGTTGCGGCAGTTGTGCTGGTGAGCGCAATGTTGCCAGCGCCAAATGAAATTGCTCGGGTGGATGTTCCAGAGGAGGAAAAGATACCAGTGCTTAAAGTAAACCCCGCTAGGTCAAGCGTACCGGCAGTCAGTGTGGTGGTATTTGTAATACCTGTTGTCATTGCATCAGCAAGCGTAACAGTAATTCCAGTACCGTTAATTGTGATGGAGCCAAGCGTTTTACTAGCACTTGTTACCGTGGCAGTAGCGGTAATTGTGATCGTGCCCGTGTACGAAAAAGTCATACCCGCTACAAGCGTAATAGAGCCAGCCACGCTGATTGCCGCAGTACCCGCCAAAGTTCCAGTAAACCCAGTGCAAGTAATTGATTTGGCCCCCGTATTGCCAGTGCTTATGGTACAAGTACCTGTAGACAGGCTTGAAAAGAACACATCATCGGCAGAGGTAGGGACAGCCTCGCCGCCAGCACCGCCAGAGGTCAGCGCCCATTTAGAACCAGCCGTGCCATCCCACGCGGCTGTGCCGCCCACCCAGTATCTGTCAGCCATGCGTTACTCCTGTGGAGTTTCGACAACGGGATTGACCATTGCAAGCCAGTTGGTCAGGCGCTCTTGCTTCATGGCCTCCAACTGCTCCTCAGTCAAACCGTGGTCATCAGGCAGGTTCAAGGCATCGCAGAAAGAGCCAAACGGAGTGTCGAATTTGAAAATGATCTGCATGATTGCTCCTTATGCTTGGGTGGTTACGGCAACCACATCCCAGCGGGTGTTTGTCGAGTTGTAGATGCAACCAACATAGACCATCTTGTTGGCAGTCGTGGTTGTCGGCAAAGTGGTGCCAATCACGGTGTAAGTGGCATTCCAAGTGATAGCTCGGGCAGTACCGTTGTCCAAAATTCGCAGAATCAGCTTGTTGCCGTCTACTGGTGTTCCAGTTGGTGCCGCTACCGTTAGAGCTTGATCTTGCGCGGTCAGATTGTATTGATCGAACGCGGAGATGTCAGGAGTCAGCGTAGCAGTTGCAGCAGAAGTTGAGGTGCGAGGATCAATGCGCTTGTTGGTCAGCGTGGCAGTGCCATTGATGGTCGTGAAGCCACCCGTTGCGTTGGCGTTGTTGCCAAGAGCAGTGACAACACCCGTGCCGGTGGTGATCGTAGAAGGAGCAACGCCAGCCCCTCCACCAATGACCAAAGCGTTTGCAGACAGAAGGCCAGAGCTTGCCAGAGTTCCGGTGGCCGAATAGTACAGAACGCCGCCAGAGGTTCCAGATGTCAGCCCTGTACCTCCGTAGGCCACGCCCAAAGCATTCGTCAGGTTCAGCGTGTTGATCGTGGCTGTGGTGCCATTGAACGTGAAATTTGACGAACCGGCCAATGCTCCGCTGTTGTTGTACTGCACCTGAGTGTTGGTGCCGCCAATCGTGCCAGAGCCTTTGGTTGCAATGACCTGAACAACGCCGCTGCTGTCCTTGTAGAACAGTTTTCCATCGTTGGTGTTGATCGCCAACTCACCGTCCACAAGATTTGTGTTGACAGGAACGGCTGACAATGTCGTGCTGTAATACAGTTGAATTGGGGTGTAGCCTGACTGAGCCATCAGAAAGTTCCTCCGGAAATACCAGACGTTATTGCGTTGGTAGATGGATTGTAGGAAAGACCAGCATCAACCCCAAGGGCTTGATTGCCTGTTGTTGATGCGGGAACAAAAGGAATGAAAAAATTGGCATTTGTGGCCGTTGCTGTCGTCGCCACATTCACAGCATTAGTGGCTGTTCCAACCGTAACGCTTGATGGAGCCGACCATTGCGGCAAAGTTCCGCTTGATGTCAGCAGGTAGTCAACCGTGCCAACACCAAGTCTTGACAACGTTGTCGTTGCGCTCGCATAGACCAAATCACCGACCGCATACGTTGTCAGACCTGTGCCGCCATGAGATACGGCAAGCGTTCCGTCCAGAGTAATTGTTCCAGAAGAGGTGATTGGGCCTCCAGATGTCGTAAGACCCGTGGTGCCGCCAGAAACGTCCACCGATGTCACAGACCCCGATGTAACCGATCCCCACGCAAATGCAGAACCCGTCCAATACAGATAGGTGTTTGACAGCGTTGGAGAAGTCGCAAATGTGGTCGCGCCTGCGCCGGATTGGTACAAAAGCTGATTTGCGGCGCCTCCTGCCACATTGGTCGCCGTTGTCGCGTTGACGGCGTTGGTGGCGTTTCCTACGGTAATTCCGGCTGGGTCTGACCACTGCGGGGCAGAGCCGGTTGAGGTCATCACATAAGACGATGAGCCAATAGCCAATTTGCTCAAAGCAGAGCCAGTGGCGTAATACACCATGTCACCAGTGGTGTAGCTGGTCAGCCCAGTTCCCCCCAGGCTCGTCACCACAGGCGATGTTAGGCTAAATTGTGTCCCCGTGAGCGTCAAACCCGTACCGGCAGAATAAATCTGCGCTGAAGAAATCTGAACAAACGTGATGTTGGTCGTGCCGAATACGATGACGCCAGATGTGTTGCAGGTGTAGGTATCACCTGCGCCAATCGTGCCTTGCTGCACAAAAACAGTCGATCCTTCGCTCAAGCCGTTGGCGCTGTTGATGACATAAGTGTTCGCATCAGAAGAGCGGGTCAGCACCCAGTTGGTCGATACAGAGCCAACATTCGTTACCACATAGATGCCGTTCTGCGTCTGGTTGGCCTGCTGATAGATCAACACACGGTCATTGACCGCAACAGTCACACCATCAATCACCAATGCGGCTTGTGTACCCGCGTTGGTCAACGTGGCCCCAACACCAGCAACGCCGTTGTTGTAGGTCACCGTCAGAGCAATTGGCGACTCCACTCGCACAGGCTCGTGAAAGTGAATGCCAGAAGCCACCAAAGTATCAACATACTGCTTGGTTGCGGCATCATCC